GAAAGCTTTTGACTTAGGTAGAAACCAAACAAGATATGGAAGAAGTATTTGGGGTGAAGCCGATCCTTTCGGTTTAAAACTTTCAAAAGGCTTTGCTCACTTTGCAGATGGCTTGACACCTGGTATCTCGCCAATTAGGTTAAGAGGAGATGTTGCAGGGCAAGATATTCAATTAGGTGACTTTACACTTGGCGCAGACATAGGAGACTTTCCTAAGGCAATAGGCTTGGCTGTTGGTCTGGACCCAGTGACCGGGGTAAATAGGAAGGGAGAAAGGATAGATGCTGCAGGAAAGTTTGCAGAAGCTTTGACCGGATTAAAATTTATCAAGCCCAAGGTTGACCTTACATTAATGTATCGAGGTTACGAAGCAAGTAGCCTGGTAAGAGAAGCATCTGGAATATTTAACAGGGTAGCAAAATCTAAAACAGGCATGAGCCCAGAAGATATTACTCAGGCATATATTGTTTCTAACGAGCAAAGGTTTAAGGCGTTAAGAGATTTGAATATGGCAATAGAAGATGCCAGAACCTTGGGTCTTTCAGATTCTGAAATAGCAATATCTTTAAAGAAAGCAAAGACTCCAAACCTAAATGAAGTGATGGCTGGAAAGTTCAAACCATTCTTTCCTTCGGAGGAAACAATAGGTTTGGCTATGCAGGCACAAGATAATAAGATGTCTAATCCGTTTGACTTCGGGGAAATGAGCAAGATTTATGGAGAGCAGTACGGTAAAAATTTATTACCCGGAAGAGCAGAAGCACAATCTGAAGCTAGAACCCGTGAGTTAAAAGAGAGGATGGATCAAGCAAGTCAACAGCTTCAAGCTTCAGCACCTCAACCTCCTGAGATACAAATTCCAGAGCCGACACAGGCTGCCCCCGCGATAAGTCCTGGCGTAGCCGCACTAAGACAGGTAGAACTAAACAAACTACTAGGAATCTAATTGATACCGCAGCGTAAGCGCAAGAGCAAGTACTATGCCAAGAAGGTTGAGTACGATGGTATTACATTCGACTCCAAACTTGAGGGGGCTCGATACAAAATCCTCAAGGGAATGCAGGACCAGGGCGAGATCTCTGAGCTTGAAGTACAGATACCCTATGAGTGCGTTGTAGAAGGCAAGAGGGTGTGCAAATACATATCCGACTTCAGGTATAGGTGCGGGGAAGATGTCCTTGTAGAGGACACCAAGGGCATTATAACGGCAGTATTTTCACTGAAGAAGAAGCTGGTCGAAGCCCTGTATCCAGGGCTCGTTATTCAGATTATCAAAGATCCAAGAGAGTTACCTAGATCGGAATATTATCCTCATCCATAACCTGTACTTTCTTAAAATCATCGAACTCCCCGTCAAAGAAGTTTCTTAACTTCTCCAGGTCAGAGATGTCGGAAAAGTTATAGTCTATCTTTGACAGCTCACGCATCTCAGGACTACTGAAGTGCTTATCCCCCAGCTTATCTGCTGTGACATTGTAGAAAGTAAAGATGCCTGAGCGGTAGGCCATGACATCATCACTGCATTCCTCTGAGATAAGATCTGCCTTGACCAGGCTGGGATTCCATAGATGGTCCCGGCATCCCTGCTTCTGCTCATCGAGGGTCAGGTCTTTATTGAATCTACTGCAGTGCCATGCAGCGTTGTCGCTTTCCATATCTGGCTTACAGGAGTGACAGTTCCTACAGTTAACTGATGGCGGCAAACGATGGCCCAAGTAAGAATCCCGGTACTGTGGCGTTTCATTCTTCAGTCGCCAATCAGTCTCGCTTAACCCGGATGGTGGCCTATCTGACGAGATGATTCTTTTCGCTTTCTCCTGAGCCTGTTCCCATATAGATGGATTGAAGTCGATGATCTCTGAATAGATCTGACTGTTGTTCTTATTAAGCACAACCGCCAGCGCCTTCTCTAACCCGAAGCAACCCATGTAACAATGTAACTGCCACTGGTAAGCGCTTGACCATCCCTGGTAATCCTCAAGCTTAACAAGTTCTCTGAACCTCTTATCGTTAGCTGACTTAGCCTCAAACACAAGCATCTCTTCAAGGTCATCCTCAAACACTCGCTTCACAAAGCCATCACAACTGCCGCCAAAGTGACCGCCCAGGTAGGACGCTCGATACTGATTGCCGTCTGAATCTACAGCAGAGATATCAAACACCTTGGTCTTTTTTATAAAGTAAACCAGTTGATCCTCGATGTGATTGCCCAGATCAAACAGCCTAAGCATCCTTCCATCAAATGATGAGGGCAAACACCAGCGGAAGTTCATCCAGATCTTTCGCTCATCAGCATCACCGATCCCGCTCATGCCAAGGTGACCCCTGAACCTATCGTTATCTTCCGCTATCCGTTTATCCATCTCTTCAAAAAGTAACGCCGATGACATTCCAGTACCTCCCTTCTTTTCTTAGGTTAACTTTCTTTATTTCAAGCAGTGCTCCGCTGTCTACCATATGGACTGCCGAATCAATGCTGTAAGGAAGCTCAAAACCTCTCGACATAATCCGCCATTTCTTTTCAGCAACCTCTCTTGGCTTACCTCGCATGGTCATCATGAGTGCGGTAGATCTAGGCCAGTAATTTTCTTCAGTCTTAAACATTATCTTCAGGTAATCGTTACCATTCTTTGAGACAGCTTTCTCAGCGCGAACAAACTCCACCACCTCTTGTCTTTCAATGATCTCAGCCTCACCCATCTCGTCCGACAGGACTTGGCCTTCACCAGCGATGGTTGTTTCAGATGCCTCTTTATCCTCCTTTAAAGGATTTATTTCTTCGGGCTCAGGCAGTGGCTTAACTAAACCGCATTCTCTACAGGTCTTATCATCTATGTCATTGACCGACAGACACTCATAACATATCCAGATCTTTTCCTGATCGACAACCTCATCATCTTTCTTGTTGCGCTCAGGTCTAGCGACATCGATGCAGCCATGACGACCCATGTTGCCACCGTAGTCCAGAAGCAGGCAGTCTTTCTTATCTTCCCAAGGACGCATACCCCTGCCGCAGATCTGCACATACAGACCAAGCGACTTGGTGGGCCTAAGCAATGCAATGCAATCAGTCCGGGGCGCATCCCAGCCCTCAGTCAGGACCGCAACATTACATAGCGCATTGATCGTGCCTCGCTCAAAGCTATTAAGGATATCTTCGCGCTCATCCATGGGAGTCTCAGCCGTGACACACGCTGCCTTAATCCCGTGATCTTTCAAGTAGAGCGCCATCTTGTTGGCATGAAGGACGCTGACACAGAAGAACACCGTGCTCTTCCTGCCTTTTAAGTATGCCTTCTCTAGCCAATCGTTGATGATTGCATAGATGGTTTCATCTACGATAGCCAATGCTTCAAGGTCCGACTCTCTGTAGTCCCCACCCTTGAACTTGACCCTCGCCTTTGAGGCATCAATGACTGCATTGTCATTCACCTTGAACGATGACAGCCTGGACAGGTAACCCTGCTTGATCAAGTCAGGAATGGTCGCCTTGTAGGCCACACCTCCGAAGAAGTGATCGTCCATACCATAGATGTAGCCTTGGCCCATCCGGTACGGTGTAGCGGTTACGCCCAGGATCTTGGGACAACCGATCTCTTCAAAGTGATCAATGATCTTTCGGTATCGAGTATTCATCTGAGGGGAAACGTGATGCGCCTCATCTATGATGATGTAATCGAAAGGGTAGGATTTCTCCAGACGTTTCTTTGAAGCCAGGGTATCTCTGCTGGCGACAACAATAGGCGCTGTGTGATTGAATTGCTTGAGGCTGGCAGCAAGTATGCCTACTGGGGCATCAGGCCACACGTTGAGTAGTTTATCGACTGCTTGGCTAATGAGTTCTTGTCTGTGAGCCAGGATGAGAAACCTTTTGCTTGGGTTTGCAAGGTAGAGGTCTTTGATTAGCATGGTAAAGACGATGGTCTTACCCGCCCCTGTCGGTAGGACAATGAGGGGATATGTTGTTTCTTCTTTAAACCAGCAGTGAGCTTTTGCTAAAGCTTTTTTCTGATAGTTTCTGAGTTCCATAGCTAGTGTAATTCTCCTTCAGGAAGGAATTCATCTTCCATTTCCTTACGCTTCTTCAACGCTTCTTTTTTGATATACCTGATGGTCCAATCAACTTGATCTGTATTGTCAGCAAAGATGTAGGCATTGCTGACTGATAAAGACATAAGCTCTTGGATTAAGGTTCCATGAGGTAACTCTTCTGTTACATGTTCATCTATCAGATCTTGCAAGTGATCATAGAACGCAATTATTTTTTCATCTTTCATTCTTATTCTCCTCCACTTGTTCTGCACAATAGTCCATTGCTTCATTCATGCTGGGGCTTATTCCTAAGCAGGGATTGCCGTTTGACTTCTGAAAAGCAAACCAGATTTTTTCTGTTGGATCGAATTTAACGGTCATCTCTGACTCCTCAAAACTCATTTGTCATCTCCTTTTTATGCTTCATTTGCACAGCCCTCGCATAGTTTGATGGCGTAGGTGAATCCATGCTTGACGTAGCTCGGATAGTCATCGTTGTATTCCACAGTCTCTTTTCTTGGAGAGCCGATAGATTTTGTTTTTTTGCGATAGAGATCGCCCTTGTTAATTTCACCCTTGCAGGTATCGCACGTTCCAGGTTGCCTACATTTTATTAGTTTCAT